TCCAAACGCGACACGTAGGCCTGGTACGTCTTCTTGCTCGGTGGCTCGGCGTCCTCCACGTGGATTAGCACGTCGCTGTGTTCACGAAGGACGGTTTGGTTAGGCTCACCTTCGACGCCGTCTCGTGCACACTGCCAACCCAGGTCGGCACGGCCGAATGCCGTGACGTTGTTGAGAATCCAGTCGGCTGGCACGTCGTACCAGTTTTCGAACTCCTCGCGTGCCAGGTTACGGGTCTCAGGATGCTTGCGTTGGTCGTGGCCTGGGCGGTGAGTCTCGCCAGAAAGGTCGTGGCGGGATGACCGCGCCTGACCAGGCATCTGAGAATCGAGGAGCCATTTCCTCATCAGGTGTTCCCCAACTGGATGTCCGCGCATTTCTGCGAGACAGCTCATGACCTTAGCCTTGTACCGCTCGAGTGGCCGACCCTGGGGGTCAACAATGTAGCCGATCTTCGCCAGCTGCTTGAAAAGCAGTGGGCAAAAAGCATAGCGACCATCGTCGGTTCGCCACCATTGTCCGGAAAAGAAAGTGGCCTGGGCGGGCGTAGCAGCGAAAACGAAGGGATCGAGCTTCATCACGAACTCCTCACGTATGAAGGCTGGAATGCTGTTGACCTTGGCGACAGGAACGTCGCTACGGAACGTGATGGCACCGTCGTCCCCTCCAGCGATGAGCCAAACCAGGTAGTCTTTGAGACCCAAGCAATCCACGGTGACCATCATCATGAGGTAGTGCAGCATGGTGTTGCCGACCGTGGTGAAGGCACACCCGGTGGTGACCTTTCCGGTGGTTGACACCTTGGCGGCCGAAGCTTGCCCCGCGCGCATCGTCGTGTGGTGGGTTGTGAGACTGAACAACACGTCGTTCCAGTCACACGCTTCCTTGCACGTCGCGTTGTTTTGGAAAATGGTGTACATGAGATTGAGCATCGCCTCAGACACACTCCCGTCCCACCGGCTGAAATCGTACGTCCACGTGAACATGTCACGGTCGTATATGAACTTGCCGTATTGAGACAGTTGATCTCGCGTTCGCCCAGGGGCGAACGTGAAACGCGTGTGCCAGATCCGCGTGCTCCACCCTTCCGGGGGCATGCCAAAACGCTCAGAAATGAGCTTCTTAGCAGCGTACGATCCAACCCCGAGACCAACCACCATCGCTGGTGGCCGGTTTTCGATGTTGCGCATGCGCTTCCACCCCGCTTCCAATTTTCCACTCGCCTCAGTCCTCCCGTTCGCAAGACCATTCTTTGCATCCACTGCCGCCAAACCGACGTCGTGTGGTGACTCGCCAGACGCTCCCCTCAGGACGAGATTGAACCGCGGCTTGGCCACGGATTCCTTGTAGTGTTCCAGCCACGACACGACGCCAGGCGCGACGATTTCCCTGGGAAACGTGCAGTCGGCGGTAGGAATGTAGGCGCGCAGTTGTAACATCTTCAGCCACACCTCATTGCTGGGGAGGCGCCAGGTGTCGATGGC